GTTAGAGAGGGTGTTAGGAGAAGATTTGCTGCTGAACAAAAAATGGCATTGGCTAAATGTGATGAAGGATCACAACCTGTTGAAGATGAGGTTCCAGAAGAACTTTTAAATGCAACAGAAAAGGAACTTGAAAAAGATATTCAGTTAGATGAGGAAGAATATAAGGAAAGATTTAAAGAAGACTATGTTCCTGTTGGGGATAATGGTAATATAGGGTTTTCAGATCCAAATAGTAAGTATCCTTTAGCTCATAGATTAAATGAGCCTGATTATCATAGATTAATGCGTGAGAATCCTTCTAAGACTTCATATGATAATAAAAAAGATCTTAGAATTACAGATATTCAAAATGCTCAAAATCAAGGAACATGGAGTGAGCCAGAAGCACAATACACAACACAATATCCTCATAATATTGTATTAGCAACTCATTCTGGATTATTAGTAGAACTTGATAGCACACCTGATAATCAAAGATTTCATCTTTATCATCCATCTAACACTTATATAGAAATAACAGCAGATGGAAATATTACTATTAGAAACACAGGATCAAAATTTGAACTTGTTGATATAGATAAGAATACATATGTAAAAAAAGATATGAACTCAACAATAGGGAACAACGTTACAGAAAAAGTTGGTGCAAACAAAACTACAGACATAGGGGCAAATAAAAAGATAAATATAGTTGGAAACTATGATATTGAAGTTGGTGGAAACTGTACAATCAATGTTGAAGGTAATTGCAATGTTTCTGCTACAAATATTAATCTTAATTAGGAGTTTATATGGCTATACTTTCACCTTGTCAATCTTTAAATAGCAAAATAGATTCTCTAATGACTGAGTTTAACACTTCATCATTTATAGTTAGTCAAAATGTTAATGAACTAAATGACACTTTAGAACTTATGAAAAATGAAACAGGAATTGAGGATTTAGAAAGCCAAGTTTCTTCTGCAAAGGGTCAAGCACAAACTGAAATGAATGATCTTCTCAATACTTCAAGTAATTTTTTTGGAAGCTGTTTAGATAGCATTACAAGTTCTTTATTTGGAGTTTTAAATGAATCTTCTTCATATTCATCAAATGTTTTGAATACTATAAACGGAATACCGAATGTTAGTAATCTTTTAAGTGGTTTAGGAAATGTTAAAAGTTCCTTGGATAAGCTTGGAATCCCAAAACTTTTAGAAAAGATAGACGAAACATTAGGGTGTCTGTCTGAAAACAATGATTGTATACCAACAGATAAAATTGATAACATCATGACAACCATAAATGGATTTTTAGAATCTAATGGATTGGGAGAAACTGGTGAATTTAGTCTTGATTCATTATTAGATAACATTCCAGACATGGGAGAACTTATAAAGGACAACATTAAAAACATTTCGGTTTCTGCTGATGAAATAGCTGGTGACGCAAAACAAAACATTTTAGCGTCAACACAGAAAGCTAAAACTTATTATAATGAATTACAATGGTAGGTAACTAATGGTTATTTGAAAAGATTTTGATATCCAAATGAGAAAAAAGAACAATGGAGACATTGTTGAAATGAATGATGAAGATGCTGTTAAAAACTCTTTGGATAATATATTTAAAACCCTTAGAGGGTCAAGAAGAATGTTGCCCAATTTTGCTATAAATATATACAACTATCTTTTTGAGCCACTAGATGAAATTACAGCACTTGAGATAGGTAATGAAATTTTTAATAGTATGGCAATGTGGGATTCAAGAATCGAAATTTTGGATCTTCTTATTAAACCAGATTATGATCAAAATGCTTACACAATATCAATGAAGTATAAAGTAAAAAATTTTGTTGATGTTCAAGACTATAAAAATATCATTTATAAGATATAGGAAAAAATAATGAATGAACTAAACCCTACATATTTGGAAGCCGATTTTGCAACACTAAAGCAAAAATTCATAACCATTTTACAAAATAACGAAACTTTTAAAGATTATAACTTTGAAGGTTCAAATATTACAATGCTTATTGAGTTGCTATCATATCTTTCTGAAATGAATACATATTATGTCAATAAACTTGCGAAAAATATGTTTATTGACACTACAGACATATATGAAACAGCTTCTTTAATGGCAAATCTTAGAGGATACTATCCAAAAGGATATGTTGCTTCTAAGTTAAAATTAAGTGTTTCTTTGGATGTGGATGAATTTTCTGTTAACATTCCTAATCCTGGGGATCAAATTTATATTCCAAAATACTTTCCTTTTGAAAGTGGGTTGCAGTTTGATGGTGAAGATATAAATTTTATTACACCAAGAGACTATACTTTCACCATTCCTTTGACAGCAACAGATACATATGAATTTGAAATTGAACTTAAACAAGGTGAAGTTGAGGCATTGTCTTACACTGGTGAAGATGTTATTAATAATGTTATATATCTCCCATTTTTTAATTTTGATAGCGATGTTCCCCCATATGAAGAGGCAAGTTCTGTTGTATTATATGTAAATGGCGAACCATGGACAAGAGTTGATAATTTTATTGATGATTACTCTAACCTTGTTGATGATGATAAAGTTTACAGATTTGAGTACAATAAGTTTCAACAATATTGTATTAGATTTTCAACTGCACATTCTGTTCCTAAAAGCACAGATCAGATTAGGATTTTTGCAATCAAAACTTTGGGTGAAGGTGGAAACATTGCTTCTTTTACCATTAATGAGTTTGAAAATGTTCAAAACATTCCAAGCATTCAAGGTAATACATTTCAGTATAATGATAACTATTTTATACGAAATGTTACAAAAAATTATGGTGTATGGGCAACAAGAATTTCAATTGAAAATAGAGAAAATTCCTATGGGGCACTAAATCCAGAAACCATTAGACAGATTGTTAGCAATTCAACCAATGTTCTTCAAAGTCAATACAGAAATGTAACTAGAAGTGATTATAATGGTTTTTTAGAAACATATCAAGATGTTGTAAAGGCAAATTCATGGGGTGAGAATGAAATAAACCCTTATAACACACAAGAATATAATAAAGTTTATCTATCAGTAATTCCTAATAGATGGGATGATTCTACAATTCTTGTTGATGAAGACAATTGGATTATAACTCCTGGTCTAACAGCAACAATAAACATTCCAAGTGAATATACAGAAATATATGTAAATAAAATGAAAGAGTATTTAGAACCTAAAAAATATCTAAATACATTTGAGACATTTGTTTTACCAGAATTGGTATACTTTATCTTAGATATAGGAATCAAAGTAAAAAGACTTTACAATTTTACTAATGTTAAAAATGATGTAGAAGAGAAGTTAAAATACTATTTTAGAACTAACTACAGAAATTTTAATGAGATTATAGACTTTAAAGATCTACATAACTTTATATTGGATATAAAACAAGTTTCAACGACTAATAACTTTAGTAATGTGCGTGGTATTGATAATCTTGTTATTAGAGATATAATGACATATACACCTTCAATAACAGCAGATCAAAATGTAATATATGAACCAAATGATCAGAAGTTATATCCACAATATACAAAAGAGTTGATGGATATGTCCAATGATAATCTTTTAAGACCTATCAAGTTAGGATTCAATCAGTTTCCAGTTTTACTTCCTGAGGGATGTACATATAACAATGAGGAATAGATAAATGAATGGAAAATTTTCAGAAATACCATTTTTTCTAATAACAACATACTTTGAATCTTTGGCATATATAGATAGATTTTCCAAAGATTCAAAGTCATATCTTATTGGGCCAAGAACATCTATAGTTACTAAAGGTGCGCCAGTTCAAGAAATGTTTGTTAAAGATATCGATTATGGATATAAACCTATTTGGGTAACACCACTTTCAAGAAATGGAAATGAATTTAATATTAGTAAAAGTGGGCTTCTAACTATTCCAAGTGAAAACTTTGTGGAAATTTCTGGGGATTCATACTACTTCAAAGTGTATGATACATCGCAAGAAGAAAGATTTATTGAAGATGGTGATGAGGTATATTTTAGAAAGGATAGCTCATTTTATGAATGATTGGTTATATATGCAAATAATCTAATTGAAGATAAGTATAAAAAAGAGTTTATATTAAGAAATTTTATTAATACTGATAAAGATTTTATTTACTTTGGAAGGATTTATAGTAGAACTTTTGATGATTCTTTGTATATTATTGATTATTATAATATTAAAGATTTTACATCAGATATAATTCCA